TGCTGTGCACCGTTGGCGTCCGTGTATGGCACGGTCAACTGTACGTTCTGTATGTCCGATGACTGTATCGCATACTTGGCGTTGTCGCTGACCCTGTAGTAGGTCCTGAAACTTCCAAGTGGTATGTTAGAGAAGTTGCCGTCTCCAAACACAAAGTCGATCGCGTCGTTGTTCTTGGTCACCACGTTGTAAGTGTTTCTCTCTGCCTTTGACAGAGAGTTATAAATTGCGTTGTTCCCTGACAATGATGGAACTTTGGTCCATGACTCTGACAACTGTCCGAATTGGTCTAACTTGTACAACCACACGTCTGTGTTGTTGATGTTGGATGTCTCAAAACTTTTAACATAATTTGTGATCGCTGTGTCCACAGTGAACTCTTGGTTCTGCATTGTGCCTTGTTTGAACAGGAAGAAGAAACCTGTGTTGTTTGAACTGTCTCCTGATCCATCGGTCCTATAGGTGTAGGTCAGTCCCGTTCCGGGCACTGGTGAAGATTCGTATATTGAATCAGAATCATTAATAGTGCTGGGCACTATCTCGAATGCTCTCGATACGCCGCCAACTGATTTTTGAAATTTGAATATGGGTAGATCCAACTGATTGGAACTTAAAGTGTATACCTCTGTGGTGATACCACCGATTGTGCCTGATTCCCTTGGGTTGCCAAACAGTTGTCCAGTCTGGTTTGCCGCGTTCAGTATCGCAGTGAACTGCTCCCTGTAGTTTGAGTTTGCTGAATCATTCCAAATAATATTTTGATTTGCTAGATTTGTCCCTGTGCTGTCCTGTACATCCTGTGTGGTCGATATTGAATCTATCTTTAACAGTCCTGTTGCTGGTTGATTCCTTTTGGCGTTGTAGTTGATCAATCTCGCCAACCTTAGTACACTATTCCTTCTCTCCGCTGTCTCTAGGAAGTTCTCCCTGGCGTTCAGGTCAACCCTGAATGAAAGTGCTTGTGAGATGTAAGCAATAAGATCTATCAGTGCCACATACTCAGAACTCTCAACGAAATCGTTGAAGTCATCCGGGTAGTTCTCCTGTAGATATGCTACCATGGTCCTTCTCAAGGTCTCGAAATCGTATGATTTGAAGTCGGCCTGTTGGAAAGCCTGGTAGATCTTCCTCCAATCTTCCGCTACTAATAATCTGTTCTGTCTATCTGTTGTGGCCATTGTAATTACAACGGTATTTATGTGTTAGAAAATGTGCGTATATTAAGATAGACGCAGTAGTGAGTTCTCGTCGAAGTTGAATCGCAGTTTCTCGGTGATGTTCAGTGGAACAAAGGTTATAGTGGCCTGTATGGCTATGCCCTTGTCCGCTTCCGTGACCAAGATCTCCTCTGTGCTGATCCGTGGATCTGCGTTCAAATTGGCGGTTATGTCCTCCACTATGGCGTCTTTGAGTTGCTCTGTGAATGGTTCAAATATGGCGTCATAAATTATCGTACCAAATTCTGGGTTCTCAACCCTCTCGCCCTTACGCACACTCAACCTGTTGATCAGATCCTGCTTGGCAACCTCGAAGTCGTACAGTTTGAAGTTCTGCTTGTCCGCACGTGAGCTGAACCCCTTGAAGGTCACTGACTTGTTTGATAAATCTCCTGATCCTGAATCCCCGTATGCCATATGCTATATTTACGCTATGTCGTCTTTGTCTCTACCGCCCACCGGTCTGGTGTATGGTTCGTGTGTGACAAATGCGTCTTTCTCTTTATCTGTCTTGTAGTCTTTGATTGTTGTTTCTGTTTGTTCTGTGTTTTTCTGTCCATCTTTGATGGGTTGTTCTGCGATTATATCTTCAACCTTTACTGGCTCTAGATCAATTTTTTTGTGTGAAGGTTGCAACCATGACGGTCCCCATGATTTCCTGGCACTAACACTGTTGAAGTGCACCTGTGATCCTGCGAGATCTATCCTGCCGCCTGCCCCATGCAACTGTGTTCCGTCCGTGAATGAACTTATCCCGTCCCTAGCATAGTTCCTCACACTGCCTTTCTGTGATGCACTTAATACACCAGACTCTCCCATGGCATACAAGTAACTTTGGGAATTTAAGACTAAATCTTTTTCTGAGGTGAATTTAATATTCTCCTTGGCATGGAAATTTATATTCTTGTCGGCGTGTAGATTGAAGTCACCTTCAGATCGGACGTTGATGCCTCTGTTCGAATAAACACTTATCCTACCAGACTTGTCCATCTCTATCCAGGCATTTCCTGTACCATTGGCTATGTACACGACACCCTCTGTGTCATGCATCAATATCTGATGTCCCGATGCCGATCTCAATCTTGTCAGTTGGTTGTCACCGTTTACATCGCCGTCATCCATGACGAAAGTGTGTCCGATCTTTCTTGTGACGAAATCGTCTTTCCTGGTATCCTTGGTTCCTATGTATTGTTTTTTCGAAGACGTGTTTTTAGGGCCCGGGGTGCTAATACCAAAAACCTGACTGGGTGTTTCCCTACGTGCCGAACTGGAGGTGTTACCCCTGATGTCATCCACACTCAACCCTTGTTCCAGCAAAGTCTCGGCAAATGGGTGTATGGGCCTTTTGGCATTGGCAATCTGTTGTGGTGTCGCCCCCGTGTTGGTCCTATTGACTTCTCCTGCTGGCACGTTGGTCGTGCCATATCTTGATTTCTTGTCTTGTTGGAATCCTGCGTCCGCTCCCTCGAAGGTGCCGTCCAAGGCATCGTGGGTCAGTGTGCTTGATGCTATGCCCGGTGTCATCTGGTTGGTCATGGGCTCCGGCACGCAACCTATCCAGAACGCCTGGTCCATCTTGCCTTCCGCGAATATCACCAACACCCTGGTTCCTATGTCAGGTGGTACCGCCCAGAAGCCATAACTGTGCTGGCTATCATTGTATGCCGTCGAACCTGGAATGCTGTGTCTGGCGTCCTTGGCGCCATAGAAAGGCGAAAGGTATTCACATGTGACCAAGTTGCCACTGATGGGATCATTGGTCTTGCTGAGGCTGGGAATGTTGACCTGCAATCTGCCCATCCTCAATGGGTCAATGTTGTTCTTGACCACACCTATGTATGGACCTGCACTCTCTCCCGACCAAGCGGTGTCATTGCCCGGTGCCTTCGATGTTGATGCGTGTCCCTTTAAGTAATCTCTGCCTGCCATTATAATGATCCTAGTGCTCCACTAATTATGTCCTGTCTCGCCCGTTGATTGGGATTAGTGACCCCTGTCACCACACCATTTTTCTTGGTGATTTTCTCGTTGCTGGTGTTGGTAACTTTACCGTCCTGGTTGTTGAATCGCACCATGGTCAGTGTCTGTGTGAACTGTCCATCAGTGAAACTGTGTTGCACCTGTGTGACCCTGTAGAGACCCGAGAACACCGCCTGTTGTGCCGTTGACATCTCGTACACACCGGTCTTGTCGTCAAAGTCCTGTGGCACTTTAAATGTGAGGTTTGTTATGGGTTCGGCCACGTCGTAGTTGAAACATTTCAGGTCGGGATTCCAGACGTTGTCTTTTACACCTCCCCTGAAGAAATCTATGTTGTTGTCCTGCGAACTGCCGCTGGCGTTGACAGGCGTAGCCGGAATGAACTGGCTCTGGCCCAACCATGCGGGATCACCCAGTATGCTCATGTTGACCACCACCATGTCCGCGGTGGGATTGGTTATGGCGTCAAAGAACTGGTCCACCCTGGCGTCTGCTTTGCCAGTACGGTTGCTGTTGGAACTCTTGTACACTGACGGTTCACTCTTGAGTGGAAGAAGATTCAAATGGTCTGGCATATCATCCGGTCTCTTCCTGTTGGTCGGTGTACCCGTCTCCTCTATCTCATCCTTGTTGCTCTGCGTGAACGTCCTGCTATCGCTGGCCTCCAGGTCCTTCAATCTTGACTGGTAGTAGGCCACCTTGTAGTTTATGTCAAGGTTCTGTATGTCAAGGTTATCACCTGTGAATATGTAGTTGTAGGCCTTGGCCACGTATCCTTGGTAGTTCTTGTCCTGGTGTATGCCCGCCGTTGCCAGGTTGTAGGCGCTGATGTAGAACGGTTCAACCACGATCCTTATGACCTTGGCATTGGTCTGTCGTATCTCATCGAAATCGCCCTGGGGCTCGATGGCTGTACGTATCCTGAAGTACTTGAAGTACGTGGACAGAGCACCGTTTGGATCAAACGTTGTTGACCCCGGTGTGGATACCGCCTGGCTCCACTCGTCGAAACTCTTGGCTCCGTAGTCCGGATGGGTCTTCATCAGTTCTTCCAGCATTTTCAAAAGGTTAACCGAAGAGTTGAACTTGATGTATTCCATGGTGAAAGATTCTTCGCCAGGGGCGGCGATTTCTTTTTTCTGTGTCATCCCGGACTGGCCCAGCAGTTCATACGACAGTTGTGCTTCGGGGTTGAGGTCCTGGCTGATCGATATGTCATACCTGTCTGGGAATTGGTTGTATCCCTTGACCTGCTCGTC